TCTTTATTGTGCACGCGACAGTTTTTCTTACACAGTGGTGCAGTAACAGCGAAATGATTCCATCGGTCTACCCAGTATTCAAGCGGCGTGTAATTCGCAACATTTTCACTATAAGTGCGCGCGCGTTTCGATACCTTGTCCGGTCGAGTTAATATCTCTTCCCAAAACCACACTAAGGGAGTAAACAAATCATACCCGTGAACAGTCATCCCGCGTTCGGCCGCGGCAATCTCAATCGATCCTCCCCCAAGAAAGGGGGAGCAAAGCTCCCCACAGTCTTTTGGGATGAGAGGCAAGATTACATTTACGGCGCGAGACTTGCCGCCGGGGTATCTTAAAGGCGTCTTCATTTTTTAACCCGTTAGTTGTTGATTTTTTTCAGTGTTTTTGAGATTATTTCGTATTCTAGATTGAGCTAACTTTGCTGTCGATTGGGTTGCTATGGCATCAAGTCTATTGTCCATCATGCGCTCCTCAATCTGATCATCCGATTCGCTTTCTCTGTGTACTGTATTCAGCATAGCATAGTATTCACAAACTTGCAAGTAAATTTGTTCAGCTAATCCCTTTGTGATGTTTTCAGCACTGGCTTCTGGCGTGGACTCTCCGAGAGACGCTGCTAAATGCTTAAAAATTAGACTTTCAGTGTTAACTGTAACGGTGTAGGCTTTTAACGGAAATGATGCTACTGGGGTGCTGTCCTCATCTGCCACCACAAGGAAGTCGGGGGCGCCTCCGTGAGAACGCTTGTCCGTTCCGGCACGTGCAGCTTTACGCTTTCGTTTGCGTGGTGGTTTATTGGCTTTCTCATTTGAGTTGTTTGGGCCGGCTGAATCCGATGAGGAGCCTTCTGCGTCGTGTCCGGATTTGATTGATGGAAGATTAAATACATTAGAATTGTTTTTAAAATATTTGGCCGCCTCCTGAACAACATCGGTTTCATTATACTCGTACAAGCTCTGCATCCAGTTTTTCAAATCTTCGGGCATATTTTCTTTAAAATAGGATGCGTAATCGCCTAGCAAAAACTCAACATCAGTCCCCTTATCGTCTACAACACGAGTTCTATCGGCGGTTGGACGCATGCGAATCCCAGTCGGAAATTCAACTAATATCATAACTTGCTTGTGGTGAGTAAGGATACCCAGATTCTCCATCCTACGCTTGCGGATACTTGGGGAGATGTCTGTCTCGTAATAAACCTCATTATTATAAATGTAGCCGTAATACCCAGTAGTTACGTGCGAGCCCATCTTTTTGCCCTTTTCAAAGTTTGTTGTGTAATAATGAATCTTGACTCCGTTGTCTAACTCAAGAGTACCGTTGAGTTTTCTCGACTCTTTAATCGCTTTCAAGAATCGAATGGGGGTAAAGAAAGGAGCCTTATCAAGCTCATGGATTTCAACTTTTGTTGTGATATGGGGCGAGCGAGGGGCCCAATATCTCATATTTAAATAATCACGAATAGAATATCCGGTCTGGGTTTCTTCTCCACTTTTAGAGGTGACGGTGCAGGTCTCTTTCCATGTGTCAACTTCCTCAGCGGCGCCCATAAGAACAACTTCGGTCTCCGAGTTTTCAAAACGAAATTCGTCGTCGTCGCACTCACAAAAAATAGCGGGTCCGTCGTCGGTGGACTCTTGCTTTAAAGCATAAATATTTTCGGGATTCTTATATAGGGTAAATTGTGTGTGTTCTGTTCTGGTTCTATACAGAAGCCCTTCGGGGTGCCGCGGCAGGTAAGAGATTTTAGCCCCAATACCAAAATTCTCTTCTTCATCATTGCCGGTTGATCCAATACTAGCTAAACAACTCTTAGCAATATCTTTTGTTAGAGGATCACCCGGGGTACTGTTGGCGAAAACTATTTTATTAGGATACTCTCTGTCGCGAGAAATACGTATCTCGCCGGGTTCAGCTTCACTTACCCCGCCACGAATAAGGGCGTCTTCGGCGTTATGATAAAGTTCACGCACGACGGAAGCAGGCTTACACCCTTGGGCTAATGTGTCGATAGTTTTAGATATTGCTTTCGCGGTCGCGGAGATCGCGTAGTCATTAATTTTTGTTGTCATAGTTCTGTTATCTGTTGTGGTTTTAAAATGGCGGCAGACTTTTACCCGTCCACCAGAAGGCAGTTGACGCTTACGCCAACTAATTAAAAAGGTGGCAGACTTTCCCCGGTCTGCCAGCGGGGCGAGCCTAGCCTGCTACTAGTTCATTAAATGCACGGTCGACGTCAGTAGTTTCGGTCGTGCTGTACTTAGTAGTCTCGCGAGAACGGGACTCGGCGGATCCGTCTCCGGCAAGTTGCTCATCGAGAATAGCGTCTACCTGCTCAGAACTAAGACGCTCAAACAGAGTGTCAAAGTCCGGCATACCATCAAGGAGGGCGGGGATGGCTTCGGTATCCTCAAGTAGCGTTGAGGTGTTACGACGCATTTTCAGGCTCGTCTGGGGGTATGCACCGGGCTTGGTGGGCTTGGTGTATGTGAGAGTGATGTCGGTGCCCTCTGTTAGATCGGTGACATCACCATATTCTGGGTCTAGAATATAACCAAGAAGAAGTTCGTATGCGGTCTTGCCATAGCCGTATACCTTGATCCCTTCATCTTCTCGACCACGAACAACTACGGGGCTGAAATAGCGAGTGCGCACAAAGAGTGACTTTGCAAGCTTCTTGCTCTCCTCGTCGTTGTTGTCGCTTCCTTCTCGCCATAGAGAGGATGCGAATTCGCAGATTGGGCATGCTTCGCCGAAGTTACGCTTCGGACATAAAATGCCTCCTCGATGATCCCCTACGTTATAATGAAAGAACATTTCCTTCAATGGATCTCCGTCGTTAGTTGGAATGATCCGAATGTCGGTGTCGCCCTCGTCTGGTTTGAACCAAACAGAGTTAGAATCACCTTTGTTTTCACCGCGCAAAGTTGCGAGCTTGCGGCGCATAAGCTCCATATCAATTGACATTATTCAATTTCTCCTTTTGTGAATAAAGTATATCACACTCAACTTGAAGAGTCAAGTGTTTTTTGTGTTTGTACTACGTTTGTGTGGGCAACGCAGAACCCAAAGTCATCATGTTCAGTCTCATAAATTGCATATGAGATTTTCTTGTAAGCATTTTTCGGCTTCTCTTTAAGCATATCGACCAACTTTTTGTGCAACCCCCCTTCGGTCGCTAATTTTTCTTCGTTTATACATATATAATAACCGATTTCGCGAGCGTTGTCAAGGTCAAAAAGCCATTTTTCTTCAAGATTTTTTACATCGAGCATTCCAATGGTGCGAATGCGATTAACCTCGGAAGCCTTGGAGACAGTCCCGATCTCTGGATCAGTAAATTCAAAATAATTCAAATAGTGAAAAGTCGAAAAGATAAATTCGTTCAAGACTTCATAGTGAGTCTTAATCGGCACTTCACCTAATACTTTTTCGAGACTCAAATTAGAAATAAGAGTAATACTTCGAAAAAGACCCGAGCGCGCATATTCCTGCAGCACTCCAAATGTTATATTTTCTACAAGTTGGGGTGTCCCTGTTAACAATTCTATATCAGGTTTAATGTAGACGAGATCTATTTCTCCTGCTTTAATCTGGCCTAAGAGACCTAATGTGTAATTAGAACTCATTGACGAGCCCATTACAAAGACTTGTGCGCGGCCGTGGAGATCCCCAAAAAATTTACTTACGTCAGGGACATTCACTTCATATTCTTCGGGTCGGGAAAAGGTCGCCAGCTTAAACTGGTGCGTGGTGCTTTCCTCTATCTTATCATTAAGTTGGTATACTTCATAATTTTTTATCTCGCTAAATTTTGCTGCGATGGCGGAAGCTGCATTGCCGATACCAATAACTGAAATCATAGCTGTAGTTCCTTTAGGTCGCCATAATTTTTGCCGCATGAGAGATTCACCAAAAAGGTATCTAATTTGTTGTGTGCGAAAATCTCTTTTATCTCCGGCACCAAATCACGTTCCTCGTCGGCGAGATCAATAACCACTTCGTCATGCACGATATGAGAAATAAAAGATTTTTTGTCTTCTAAAAACGTATCCAATGCAATTGCTCTTTCCATTACTAAATCGGCAGTCGTGCTTTGAATTAGATAGTTTAGTGCCTTTCTGTCATGCACTTGAATCCGACGCTTGAACATAGTACTAATATAACCCTCATCGTACCATCTGTCAAGTACTTTTTCTCGATGATAAATACTAAATTCATCATCATTGGCATCGGGATTATAGAGCCATGCAAAAAATTTAATTTTAGCATTTCCACGATTGATTTCCTCTGCAATCAAATTCTTGATATGCCATTCATGTACGTCTTCTTGAGGTTGTTCCTCTCCAGCTAGCGCAATGAAGGTTCGCACTTCCGCACCGTTGTAATCTAATGACAATAGCCAGTCGTTACGGGGCTTCAGAAGCTTTCGAAAAGCTTTTTGGAGTGTCAGTACGGGAAACGATTTTGAATAGGTTGTAAGGCGCCCTGTAACCGTTCCAAAGAGGTTATAGTCGATATGTTGCGGCCCTTGTAAAATCATGGCGACCCGCCGGCGATCACTGGAGAGATAGTATAGCTCTTTGCAATCTTCATTGTTCAAATTAAGGTTCTGATGCTGAATTTTATACAGCAGCTTATGAATAGCCTCTAGGTGTTCGTAGCTCTCGGGTCTTGAACGTGTTGCGAAAACATGTTCAGTAATTTTATTTTTAATCTCGCAAAATTCTTTAAGAAAATCTTCCGGTACCAAATCAAAAATACAATGGTCGCGCATATTAATCTTGGCCAATTGAAATGATTTCAAATAAGCTCGCAGGCGCTTTTGCGCTTTGCGCAATGATTCCGCTAAATCCGGCGGGCATGCGTCAGCAAGAGACATTCCCTCACACAAAAGCCATGCATATTCACATTCAGAATCTTTTAATGATCCTGTATATTTCCACGTTTGAGACAATGGCGCTGGAAAGTCATCATAGTATAACTTACCATCGCAATAAACTCCAATACATTCTGGCTTATCGTCAATCGCCTGAAAAATCATCTGTATCGCTGACCGGGATTCCTTGTTTTTCTTGTTCTTCCGCCATTTGCGCAAGCACCTGTTTCTTAATATAACTCATAGAGCCCACATAGTCAAATGGTTTATTGATAATTCTTTCAAAATAATCCACGGCCGCCATTATTCCTTGAGAGCGGGACATATCTTGGCACTCGTCAATAAGAATAGTTTTTTCGAAATCTTTAAACTGGCTCTCTTCTTCTAAAAATCGAATTTTACAATAGAGCTTAAGGAAATATTGATCGGAGTAAGCAGTGGAAAGCTCTTCTAAGGTATAAGACACAGGGGTAACGATGGCGCCGGTCTGTGTGGTCTCTCCGCGCTCTTGCCAGCGTGTACAAGTTTCACTCTGCACAAATTCTCTTTTAACTTCGTTATAAAGGTTAAGAAGAATTTGTTTAAAATTCTGATAATTTTCTTTATACGCCGGCGCATACATCATATTGAGAATTTTGTTGGTGGTGGTGGCGCCATAGGCTGAAGCATATTTGTTCATCCCTTCTGAAT